TTACGACAAGGTGACGTTTGTGGACGAGATGACCTCGGCCAAGGTCTACGGCATGAGCAAGACCGTGGGCGATTCCGGCGTGATGGACACGACGTTCAACCTGATGGCCGCGCAGATGACCGACATTTCCTCGGTCAACACGCGCAGCACCGTCAACGGGGCCACCTATCCGGCGCTTGACAATCGCGTCTTCCGTCGGCAGGGCACGTTCCGTCTCAACCCGCAGTCGGCGGGGTCACTGGCGGCGACCAACGCGGTCAACCTCGAAGGCTTCACGTTCGAGTTCTCGCGGCCGCAGGACGCCCCGAACGTCACGGGTCAGGACTTCATCTTCGAACCGGCCGATGCTGGGTTCCCAGAGACGAAGCTGACCATCACGTTCCCGCGCATGAACACCGTGTCGGCCAACAGCGTCTACGCGGCCCTGCGCGCAGATACCGTGTTTAAGGCTGATATGGAGTTCCTTGGCTCGTTCATCAACTCCACCGACCGGTTCACCGAGCGCATCGAGTGGCCCGCATTGGAACTGGACACGGACGGCTTCACGGCGACCGAGAGCGGTGCCAATCAGGTGAAGCCGCAGGTGGTGTTCCTCGCCAAGTCGGCCGCAACCTCACCGAACGGCATGGCCTTCGTCAATCCGTTCCGCATTACCCGTATCACGACGCAGTCTCTCGTCGCCTTCTAGCGGCGGGACTTTTCAGGGAGCGCACCGAGCATGCCGCGACAGCTACAGACCGATGACCTCACCTTCTGGGTGGCCGAGACTGACCTGGACGATATCAGCGAAGCCGACCCTGAGGTGCGCTACGAACTCCGCGAACTGACGACCAACACGTGGCGACGCATTCACAAGGCCCATACCAAGCGAGTGCCGAATAAGGCCACCAAGGCGATGGAGTCCGAGACGGATGCGGAAGCGTTTGCGGATGCCCTCGTAGACTACGTGCTGGTGGGCTGGAGCGGCATTGTGGAGCGGGGCGGCGCACCTGCGCCCTGCACCACTGAGAACAAGCTGCGTCTTGACAGCGTGGTCAAGGCGGCGCTGGTCGGGCGGGCAGGCCTCACGCAGATTGTGCAGGCCGACGCCGTGCGCGAGAACTCCTTTCGCCGGACTGACCCGGTGGGCTGAGTTCTGGGCTGATTCGGTCATGACCGGGCAGGTTATCTGCTGCCAGGTCGCGCCGGATGAACTACTAGAGCAGGAGGCCGAGCAGTATGACTGTTCGGCCTGCTTGCTCCAACAGCAGGTCGACGCGCTCGACGAGGACAACAAAGAGGCATGGGCGCTGTATCGCTCGTGCTGCAATCGGTTTACGCAAGACTTGCAGGCGGGCGCGGTCGTGCTGGACCGACTCACCCAACATCTGAGTGCGGACGAGTTCCGTGACATGTCTGAGCGGCTCCGCATCATCTACGATGTAGTCTCACCGCCCCGGAAGGAGACGCCGCGCTAATGGCACGTGAAATTGATATCAAAATCACTGCGGACATTGCTCAGGCAATCGAGGCGCTGAGAAACGCCGAACGCGCGCTGGGCGAGATGGGCGACGCAGCAAAAGATGCTGGCAATAAAACAGACGATTTAGGAGAAAAGACAGAAAAAGCCGGGAAAAAAACGAAACAAGTTAAAACCGACATGGATATCCTAATGGAATCCATGAGGCGGTATGTTTCATATGCCGCCATTGGTGCGGCTATTGATAGGTCTATTGAGTTTGGCTCAGCCGTCAATGACTTATCCATACGGACCGGCATCGGAACGGACGCCCTGCAATCTCTGGGGTTTGTAGCTGAGCAGACTGGCAGTTCGATGGAAACGATGGCGCGAGCCGTCACGTTCCTCGACAAAACCTTGGAAGGCGGCGGGAAGAAGGCTACCGATGCCATTCGTGGATTGGGCCTCAGCACCAGCGAACTCTTAACGCTCAGCCCGGAAGACCGATTCAGGGCCGTGGCCTCGGCCATTGGGCAAATTGGCAACGACTCTGAGCAGGCGCAAGCGGCCGTGGCATTGTTTGGCCGCAGTGGCGCGGAACTCATTCCGATGTTCGAAGAGGTGGCCAAAGGCGCGGAAGATGTCAGTCTGGTCATGAGTCAGGAAGTCATTAGCAATCTTGACGCCGCTGGTGACGCCATGAACTACGTCACGCAGGCCGGGAAGGTGCTCATCGGCATGATTGTCGCCGTCGGCGTGGAAACGTATCGGATGATGGTGGAGCCGTTTACGCTGGCGCGACAGGTCACCATGGGCTTGGGCGATGACATTGCGGCGCTGGCCAACGAATTGCCCAAAGTGCCTGATATCACAGGCAAGCTGATACCGCCCGGATTGGGCAGCGTCGCGGTCGACGATTTCAATAAAGCCAGCAAAGCGCTCGACGACCAACGGCGCGCCGCAGAGGCCGCAGAAAAGCAGATCTTGCGGCTTGCTGCCGAGCAGAAAAAAGCGCGCGAGGCGTCTATTGTGATGGGCACAGGCATCGAATACGCCAGCCAGTGGGTGCAACGGCTTGACGCGGAGATTCTGCGGCTCAATGCGTCTGGCGGCAAGAAAATTACCGATATCTTTGAGTTTGACCGCCAGCCCGTGGACAACGCCACAGCGGCCCTGCTGAAGTTTCAGGGCAGCATTAGCTATTTCAGCAGCCAAGGGTCAAAGGCGTGGTCGACGTTCGCGCAAACCGTGCAGCGCGACACGGAACGGTTCAAGCCGTCATTCGAAGGGTTGGCCACGGCATTTCAGAACCTTGGCCCTGCCGTGGTGGGCGCGGTGCAGGGCGGCGGGTCGGTCACCAAGACGATTGGCTCGATGCTGGGGCAAGGGCTGGGCGCGGACCTCGGGCAGCAGTTTGGCGCGGTCATTGGCAAAAGCCTTGGCCCGACGCTCGGCAAGGCGCTCGGCAGTCTGGGCGGGCCGCTAGGAGCCATCGTCGGGCAACTTGGTGGGGAACTGGCCGGAAAGTTGTTTGGGAAGCTGTTTGGCCCATCACAGCAGAAGCTTGCGTCAGACATGCGCGACAAGTTCCTGGCGGCTGGAGGCGGCATTGATGCCGTCAGAGACCGGGCAAATGCGGCTGGCGTATCGATGGACAAATTGTTCAGCGCGCAAAAACCGAAAGATATGGAAGCGGCGATTAATGCGTTCAACAAAGAATTAGAAGCCGCCGAAGAAGCTGCGGAAAAAGCCAAAGAAGAACTGGCCAAGATGAACACCGAGATGGGCACGCTGCTAAAAGAAGCCGATACCCTAGGGCTGGTACTGCCAGAGTCGCTGCAATTGTCCATTGATAAACTCATTGAGTCTGGGCAATTGACTGAAGAAAACAAAAAACTCCTAGAAGGGCTTGGTCGTGGGAGCCAAAGCGAGTTTAAAGCCATGGAAGAGGCCGCAAAGAAATATGGCGTCGAACTCACGGCACTTGGCCCAGCATTCAACCAGAACAAAGTCAATGAAACGGCGTCTGACATCATTGGGTCATTTGACACGATGATTAAGGGAGGCGCTGACCTTAATGGCGTTATTGCTGGCATGTCTGACGAAATCAATAAGTTTCTTGAGAATGCGATGAAGACCGGGTCAACCGTGCCAGAAAACATGCGCCCCATTTTGGAGGCCATGATACAGCAGGGCAAGTTGACCGATGCCAACGGCAAAAAACTGACGGACTTGGGCGGCATTAAGTTTGGCGCGCCGGTTGAGACTGCTGTCGATAAGTTGATTGCCAAAATTACCGAACTCGTGGACAAAATCACTGACGGGTTTACGAGTTCATTTAAAACTGCGGCACAGCAGGCCGACAATTTCTCGCGCAAAGCCACAGATGCCGTCAATCGTGTGCCGCGAGAAATTGATTTCCGCTATAGAGGCTATCCTGATACGGAGCCTCCGGGTTTTGACCGCGGTGGCGTGGTCGGTCGAGACTATCGACCACCGTCAAGCCGCGATATCATCCCGGCCCTGCTGCGCCCAGGTGAGGTCGTGTTGACACCAGAACAGGCGCGCATGGGTGGGGCACGTGGCCCTGCGGTCAACGTCGTGATTAACGTGGCAGGCTACCTTGACAGCCCGACGGCGCGCTCTGGGCTGGCCGATATCGTGCGCGATGAACTGAGCAAGAATCTGCGCCGGGTGGGACGGGCCGCATGAGCCACGGCATTGTCGGCTCGGGCACCGTGGGCAGCATGACGCTGGGGGTGTATCCTCGGCGGCTGCAATTCTGGGTCAGTAGCACGGTGGCCGGGTCCACGTATGTGCGTCGCGACATCACGCCCTACGTCGCCAATGATTGGCAAATCGCGCAGAAACTGGGCGAGCCGTCAACGCTCAATTTCACGCTCGTGAATGACACGGCGCTCCTGAATGCAGGCCTCGTTCGGGTGACGCAGGTGCCGCCCTCGTCGCTGACGACCACGACCAGCCCGACAGACTTTGGCGATGTGCTGTTCGAGGGCAACATGCTGGAGCGGCGCGACGTGCTGCGGCATGTGTCGCAGACGGTGGTGAGCGAGATTGCCGCGCAGGACCTCACGTGGCAGCTCAACCAGACGGGCGGCGTCACGGGCACGTACGGCAGCGTGGGCTTCAATACGCTCGTCGGGCAACTGCTAAACCAATACAACAGCGTGTTCGTGCCTGGGTATATCTCGCAGGGGCTGGGCGATGCGCCGCAGTTGACGTTTGACAACGCCACGCTACTGGAGGCCTTGCAACGAGTAGCCGACACGGCCAGCGCGTATCTGAGCGTGACGCCAGACCGGCATGTGCATGTGTTCCAGAACGCGGACCACCTCTCGCAGGTCAACACCATCACGACGACCAGCCGCAATGTGGCCGATGTCAACGTCTACCGTGATTACACAAATACGGCGACCGAAGCGCGCGTCCTAGGCAAAGGCACGACACTGGCCACGGATGTCAACAGCACGCGCATCTACCTGCAAGATATGGTGTCGTTCATCGCGCCAGACTACCTGCCCAATGATGGATTGATTCCCGGCTTTCCTGGTGGCATCGCCGTGAACAATGCGATCCAAGTAGGCACAGAGGTGGCGTCTGTGTATTTTGCGGGGCGCACCTATCTGGCGGCGACTGAAGGCTATCTGGAATTGATTTCGTCGCTCACCACGGCGTGGCCTGCGGGCACCGCGGTGCGCTGGTTTGGTCGCGCGACGAACGCGACGGCGAGCCTGACGCTGCGCGACATCAATGACTCGGTGGTCCGCGCGGCGCGTATTGTGCTGGATGACAATACGGCGCTGGCACGTAATGAGGTGGCTCCGCGCGCGGCCGCATTGGCCTCTAAGATTTCTGGCGGGTATCAGGAGATTACGTTTGTCGCGGATGACATCCGGCACGACGTGGCCCGACAGGTCTATCCGGGGGCGCGCATCTACACGGCGATTACCTCGCCCACGAACGTCTCCATCACCAGCCCTGCGCCAGTGGCGCAGGATGTGACCATTTCCGTCAAGGGCACGGTGGCTAATTCCACCGTCGACATCAGCCGACAGGTGAAGGCCGCGCCGTCGGTGCGGACGCAGACGCTCGACCAAGTGCTGGCCCAGACTAAAACCTCGTAAGGATATTGCATGGCTGCTTCCACCATTACCCGCTCGACATTTACGGATGGCACCACGGCATGGAATGCCGCGCAGATTAGTAGCAGCGTCTACGACAAAATCGACCAGATGTTCGGCGGGGCCGGGTCGTATGCCACGTTTGAGTTTGGCGGCAAGGTGGCGATTGTGGCGGGGACGGCGGCCGCGCCATCGTTCTACCCGACAGGAGACACCAACACGGGCCTGTGGTTTCCAGCCGGTGACAACGTCGGCCTAAGCTGTGGTGGCTCTGAGGCGCTGCGCGTCAATTCGTCGCGTAACGTGTGTATCGGCGTGACCACCGAGCTGGTCAGCGGCGGCAGCGCGCGACGGCTGAACGTCTCCGGAGGCAGTGGCCACGCCTTGACGCTCTACAGCACGACGGCGGCAACCGCGACTGGCGAAGTGTGGAACGGCGCAACGGCTGGCGACAATAGCTTTGTGGCGTTTGCGACAGAGGCGTCACCCAGTGTGCGCGGCTCCATTACGTTCAATCGCGCCAGCGTCTTGACGGCCTACAACACGACCTCGGACTACCGTGCCAAAGACATTCTCGGGCCAGTGACCGATGCGGGCAGCGCGATTGATGCGCTGAAAGTCTATCGAGGGTTGATGAAAGGGGCCACGATGGAACGGCCCATGCTGATTGCCCATGAGGCGGCAACGGTGGCCCCGTATGCCGTGACTGGCAGCAAAGATGCGGTGGATGGCAACGGCACCCCGCGCTATCAGCAAATGGACGTCAGCGCGTTTGTGCCGCTCCTGATTGCGGAGGTGCAAGATTTGAGGGCGCGCGTGGCGGCGCTGGAGGGTCTCGGGGCATAATGCCCGAGAGTCTCTGCCATGTCTGACGAAGCAACCATCACCCTCGCACTGGCCATCGTGATGGGCATTGCGTGGCTCGTGCGGATTGAAGGGAAAGTGCTGTCCACGGAGCGTGACTTGGCGCGCATCGAAGCCGACCAAGACTCGAAGATGAATCAGATTTTGGCAGACATTCGATATCTGCGCGACCGCATTGACCGAGTCTTAGAGGACCGGAAATGAACCTCACCAAACTCAAGCGTCACCTACGCGAGGCCGAGGGGTTCCGCTCGCGGCCGTATCAGGACACCGTCGGCGTGTGGACGATTGGGTTTGGACACGCGCTGCACGGCCGCATGGCGCACGAAGTGCAACACATGAAGTGGACGCGGGCGCAGGCGAACAAGGCGCTGGACGTGGACATTGCCGACGCCCTGCATGACGCGACCTCGTTCCCGTGGTTTGAGACGCTCGACGAAGTGCGGCAGCGGGTCATCGTGGAACTGTGTTTCAACCTGGGCCGACCGCGTGTGCTGGGCTTTCGCAAGATGCTGGCGGCACTGGCCGCGAAGGACTATGCCCGCGCCGCGGACGAACTGAAGGACTCGCGCTGGTATGTGCAGGTGGGACCGATTCGTGGCAATCGGCTGGTGAACATGTTGCGCACCGGAGCGGAGCCATGACGGATGCGCGCCCCGGCCCGTCGGTGCGACGGGATACGCTGGACGACGACCGCGTCCGCATCATGATTCCGGTGACCTCTGAGGCCACGGGACAGCGTCAGCCGGGGGCACTCATCATCACGGCGTCACGTGACGGGCAGATTACCGCGCGGCTGGGCCGCTGGGAGGAACGACATGCAGAATCTACTGGAGAGCGTGAAAACTGAACGCGCCAAGTATGGCGCACGGATGACTGATGACCAGTGTGCCGAGCTGTGCAACGCGGTGGCGTGGCGGCATCGGGGCGAAGGCTGGGGCACCTCGCGCAAGGTGTCTGGCACGCGTGGCCGTCTGCCGAATGGGCAGGAGATTGCCCACGACATCCTGCACTATGCGCCCAGCAATGAGTTGGTGGACATTCTAACGGCCGCTGGGGCCGAGTCGCAGCCCACGTGGACGCCTGTGGGACCGCCGCAGAGCGCCGACCGCACGTGGGTGGCCCCAGTGGACCCTGCCACGTGGAGCGCGCCGCCTGCGCCGCCGGTGGTGGTGCCTACGGTTCCCGCAGGGCCGAGCGTCGCTGAGGTGCTGGACGCGGTTGCCGCCTTGCGCGCCGAGGTGCAGCGGCTCCATGCGCGCTTGGACGCTGGCTTGCCGTTGCGGGTCAAGGCTGGCTTTCTCGGCACGCTCACTGGCACGGTCGGGCGCGACTGATGCGCCGCGCCTTGCGCCTGCTGCGGCTCTCTGGGGCCGCGTCGCGGCTATATGACCTGCTGGAGCAGGGCCGCGCGGATTGGCAGACGGCGCGTGACCGGATGCGCACGAAGTATCTCTCGGCGTCCTGGTGGGACGCCGTGCTGCATGCCGCGCGTGACCTCGCGCTCGGCATGCCGGTCCCGGATGAGGTCAAGAAAGGACTGACGATGAAGAACTGGAAGACGACGTTGTCGGGTGTGGCCGCGATTCTGGCAGTGGTGTCCAAGATTATTGCGACGGGCCAGATTGACTGGCAGACCGATGGGCCTGCGGTGCTGGCAGGCATCGGCCTGATTACGGCGAAAGACGCGAGCAACTAACCGGTATGTGTGACCAGTGCCCGACCACGTCACGCGCGCCAGGCTATCTGGTGTGCGCGGCGTGCGGGCGCTGGTTTGTGGCACTCGGAGGGCATCATGGTGTGGCTGACGATTGCGCTCGGGTTTGTGCTGGTGACGTATGTGCTGATGGTCGTGGCGGCGGTGGTGTTTCTGCCCGACGACCCTGACGGCCCGGAGGACGACTAGTGCCGCAGCCCTCCTTGTCAGAAGCCGACCTCCAAGACACCTACGAACTGGTCTGCCGCTACCAGAACGTCACGCGTGCTGCCGAGGCGGTGGGTATCAACCGGAAGACTTTTAGCGCCCGCTGGCTGATGGCGCGGAGCTGGGCGCGGAGCCGTGGCTTGCCCGTGCCTGCGGTCGGGCTGGCCCCGCCGACGCCGGAGCCGCCGCCGCCCCCGCCGCTACCGCCCACGATGGTGGCGCAGCCGCGCGCCGCCTACGAGGAGACGCCGTCGCGCTTGCCGTCCACCGCCGAGGAAGCCTGGGCGATTCTGGATGCGTTCATCGGCCGCGCCCGTGTGCAGGTCACCGCGCCGCCCTATCAGGCCGGAGAGACGCGCCGATATGTGGTGGCGTCAGACTTTCACGCGCCCTTCCATGACCCGGAGGCCGTGGCGCATCTCATCGCGCAGGAGGGGGGCAAGCCCGATACGACACTCATCATTGCGGGCGATTTCCTCGACCTCTACAGCATCTCGTCCTATAGCAAACACGAACGCGTCGGCATCGAGACGGAACTGGCGGGGGCCGAAGCTCTGCTCGGCACGCTGGCCGGGGCGTTTTCGGACATCCTCCTGATTGAAGGCAACCACGACCAACGGCTTGACCGCCGCGTGCGGGCGCTCCTGCCCGAAGAGATGGTGGCGGCGCTGCAATATCTTGCGGGCGGCGACCTCTCGGTGCTGCGCGCCATGTGCCGCCGCTATCCGAGTGTGCGGTTCAACCCGGTGCAGGTGGGTCGGTTCGACGTAAAGTGGTGTACGCAGGTGGGCGACATCATCGTCAGCCACGCGGAGAAGTTCTCGCGCGTGCCGGGGTCGGCCATGCGCGGCGTGGAGGAATGGCTGAGCGACCAGGAACAGGCCATGCAGCTCGACCCGTGGCGCATCCTCTGCCAAGCCCACACGCACCAGCTGGCGTGGATTCCGTGGCGCGCCGACAAACTCCTCATCGAACTCGGCTGCATGACGGAGACGCACGGCTACCAGCTCTCGGCCCAGGTGCGCGGACGCCCGCAGCGCCGGGGCTACTGCACCCTGACACAGCATAAGGGCCGGACGGACATGCACTCGGTGCGGATGGTATGGCTCGACCCAGCACGCTGGTAGGCAGTCCCCCGCATCTGGTGCGGTTTGTGCCGCAGCAGCAGGGGCATGGCGACTGCGCGGTGGCCTCACTGGCCATGCTGTGCGGCGTCGACTGGCCCACGGCCTTTGCCGCCTTCGACGACCCAGCCAGCGTGCTGGCGCAAGGCGTGGCCCCGTGGGCCGAGTTTCGCCACGCGGCGTCTCGGCTGGGCATCAAGACGCGCGTGAAACGCCGACCGGACCTGCACGCGGACACAGGCATCCTCTATTGCACGGACATTGACGGGCCTGACGGGCATGCTGCCTTCCTGTGGGCGGGGCGCATCATCGACGGCGACGGGCGGTGCTACCTCTTCGTGCCAGACTATCTGCGGCTGCGGCAGTTCAGGTCGCATTCCCTGCTGATGCGGGCCTAACCATGCGCCTGCTCTGGGCTATGCTGTATGCGCCGATGGCCGTGGTGTGGGTGGGCATCTGCCTGCTGCATGCGCTGGCCGTGGGCATCCTGCGGGCACTGGATTGGGTGACGCTCCAGCTCTACCCGGGCATTATGGCCGTCGCACGACGGGCTGACGGACTCACGGATGATGACGACGACGACTTGGCCGGATCTTGACGGCGTGGCCCTCGTGGGCCTCGGACACAAAGCGCGGCAGGGCAAGGACATGCTGACCGATGCCCTGCTCAACCACTACGGCAACAGCCGCCGCTTGGGCTTTGCCGACGCGGTGAAGGTGCTGGCACGGGCCGACTACGGCATGACGACCAAGGACGGGCCACTCCTGCAACGGCTCGGCATGGAGGGCCGCGCGCATGACCCGGACACGTGGGTGCGCATTGTGGCGTGGACGATCCATGAGTGGCTGGAGAGCGCGCCGGAGGGGCTGCTGGTCGTGATTCCGGATCTCCGGTTCCCTAACGAGGCCGCGTTCATTCGCGCCTACGGGGGCATCTGCGTGGACGTGCGGCGGTGGCATGCGGACGGCTCGCGGGTCATCACGACCGACCGAGATGCGGGCCACGCCAGCGAGACCTCGCTGAACGGCTTCACGTTTGACGCCATCATCGACAACATCGAGGCGCGCCAGGACGAGGCGCGCGACCGGCTGATTCGGCTCGTCGACCGAGCGTTTGACCCAGACCGCGCGCGACGGAGGTTCCAGTGACGCCGCTGGTCTATATCGCGGGACCCATGACGGGCCTGCCGAGCTGGAACCACCCAGCGTTCTATGCCATGGAAGAATGCCTGCGGCAGCGGGGCATTACGGCCATCAACCCAGCAACGCTGAATCCCATCACACGGCCGTGGTGGCGGTGCCTGCTGGTCTGCCTGTGGCATCTGCGCTTGGCAGACGCCATCGTGCTGCTGCCCAGCTGGGAAGCCTCACGGGGCGCGCGCTGGGAACTCTGGCTGGCCCTGTGCCTCGGGTTGCCGGTCTTTGTGGCCCCGATGCAGGCCGAGCCGCCAGCCATTGCGCCGCCGACGTCTGGCGTGGTGCATTAACGCAAACTTTGGTATAGTCGAGACATTCGCCCTCCGCGAATGCGCGTGTCCTCCGCACGCCTGCCCCGGCACTGCCGCCCAACGGTGCCGGGGCTTTTTTATCGCTTGCACTGATGTCTTGCATGGTGTATAGTAATTCGCATGGACAATCGACCAGACGGGGCAATGACCATGAAAGAGTATGCGGCCGAGCTGGGGGTGACCCGCGCGCGGGTGCATCAGCTCGTGCAGGCCACGGGGCTGACGCTGGCCAAGTTTGGCGGCGTCTGCATCCTGACGCCTGCCGACCGCGAGGCCATCCAGAACCGGCCGCGCCGCAAGACGGGACGGCCGCGCAAAGTGCAGGAGGCACAATGAGGACACCGAAAGAACCGACGTGGGGCGAGGCGCTGGTGTTTGGCGTGGTGGTTGGACCCATCATGGCCTTCTGGACACTGGTGGCATTGGGCGCATTCTAAAACGACAGCGGAGGGCATATGCAGGTCTACAAGGCAATTGCGGCGGTGGCCGCAGAGTTGGCGCAAGTGGGCGTGGGCAAGCGCCAGAAGAACGAGTCGCAAGGCTTCCGGTTCCGGGGCATTGACGACGTCATGAACGCGCTATCGCCGGTCATGGCGCGGCACGGGCTGATGCTCCTGCCACGGGTGCTGTCACGCACGGTAGTTGAACGGGCGAATGCGCGTGGCACGGCCCTGTTTTATGTGGTTTTGGATGTGGAATACGACATCGTGGCCGCAGAAGATGGGTCCAAGCATACCGTCCGCGTGATGGGCGAGGCGATGGACTCTGGAGACAAGGCCACGAACAAGGCGATGTCTGCCGCCTACAAGTATGCGATGTTTCAGGCGTTCTGCGTGCCCGTCGACGGCACGCCGGATGCGGACGCCACGACGCACGAAGTGGTGGTGACCGAGCCGGAAGGCTTCTCGCAGTGGCTGCTGGACCTCGAAGTGCTGGCAGAAAATGGGTCCGCGGCGGTGGCCGAGTGCTGGAAGACGAGCAAGCCGGAATACAAGACCTTCGCCAAGACACACTACGACCAGCACTTGTCTGGCATCAAGGCCCGTGCGGCACAGGTGCAGGCATGAGGCCCGACCGGTATACGGTGCATCCGGCGGCGCAGGGCACGCCGGAGTGGTTGCAGGCCCGTGTGGGTTACGTGACCGGGTCGAGAGCCTCAGACATCACCGCGACGCGGAAGGACGGCAAGCCCAGCGCGGCTCGTGAGGACTACCTGACGCAGGTGGTGGTGGAGCGGCTGACGGGCCAGAGTGCCGAGGATGCCGTGGTCACGCCGTGGATGGTCCGCGGCAGTGAACTGGAATGCGCGGCGCGGTCGGCTTTGGAGACGCGGCTGGACACGCTGATCTTTGAGTCTGGCTTCCTGCAATCGACGCAGGTGCCGTGGGTCGGGTGCAGCATCGACGGCTACACCAGCCAGGGCGACATCGTGGAACTGAAGGTGCCAAAGCCGAAGACGCACTGGCGCTACCTGAACGCACCCACGGCGATGGTGCGCGACTACCTCGATCAATGCACGCACAATCTGCTGGTGACGGGGGCTGATGCCTGCTGGCTCGCCAGCTATTGCCCCGCGATGCCGCCCCACATGCAGCTCGTGGTGGAGGTGGTATCGAGGATTCGAGTGGAGATGTATCGGATGGACTACCTTGAGCCGTTCCTGGCCGAGGTCAACGCGGCCGTGCAGACGTGGCGGCAACCAGAAGGAGTGACAGCGTGAGCGACCAGCAGCAGAAGAAAGACATTGGCGGTCTGTGGAAGCAGACCAGCAAGAGCGGAATGCCCTATCTGAGCGGCACGGTGAACGGGCAGCGCATTGTGGTGTTTCCGAATAGCAAGAAACAGGACGGGGAAAAGACGCCGGACTACCGCATCTACGAACAGACGCCGATGGGGCAGCAGGCCGCGCCTGCGGCCGCACCGTCCGGCCGTCGGGCGGTGACGAGCGACGACATTCCGTTCTAAGGTGGTGCCGGTTGTGCTCGGTGCCCCCGCTTCAGCCCGAACCCTGAGCGGAAACCACCGCACGCTGTGTGCGGCGCTGGGAGGCGGCACAACCGGCCCTGCATCTGGGCCGACGCTTCGGTGCTTTCACTTAATTGAGGTGGAAGGAGAGACGCCGGGGCGTCGGTCTGGTATAAACTAGACGGGCACGACCGAGGTATGAGGCCTCGCCCGTGCCCTGACCGTGACGCTGGAATCCGCAGCGACAGGCTCCCGCCATTGTACCGTGGGTGCTGTCCTGCATGAAAGGACAGAGATGGACGAATCGCCCGCTCGATTTCGCACACAACTTGGGCCGTTTGGCATGACACCCGCGTGGGTGTTAACCGCGCCGATTCAATCCAACGCCAAGGTGTTATTTGGCTGGATGGCATGCCGGTATGCCAACCGCGAGACCTGGCAATGCTGGCCCGGACAGCAGCGTCTGGCCGATGACCTTGGCTGGCATCGCAACACCGTCACCAACGCCTTACGCGAGCTGGTCAGCATCGGCGCGTTGACCAAGGATCGGCGCATGACCAAGGACGGCAAGGTCATGACGAATCACTATACGCTGGTCTTCGTGGCCCCACCGCAGATGGCCGCGCGCACGACAGATGGCGCTCAGTCGCCCAGCCATGCACACCAGCAGGACATGCCCTCACAGAGTGCTGCTGCACAAATTGGTGGGGGGATACCCCCCCAAGGATTTGTGCAAGGATACCCCCAAGGATTTGTGCAAAAACCAGAGGTAGTTGAACCAGAGTCAGTACAACCAGAGAGAAGAGGTTCTCTGGTTGAAAGCCCATTGCATTTCCACAAGCGCCACGGAGGTCACGTCAGCGAACTGTGCGACTGGGTCTGCCTACCGGAAGACATGGCCAACCAGTTTGCGCGACGGGCGAAGATGACGCCCGCGCAGGTGCTGGCCTGGGCGCAGTCCGTGCGGGAGCGCTGGGAGGCTTCTGGGCGGGTGCCTACAGGGTCGATGTGGGAGTTCTGGAACGCTCGGTGGACGGAGAAGATGGACGACGGGGACCGCGACCTCTACCCCAATGAGGGGCCGGTCACGCGCATCATTCGACTGAACGCTGAACGCAGGGCACGCATGCAGGAGGGCCGATGAGGATACACGACGTCTTTGAGGAAATGAACCGGCTCGCGCTGGCGGGCTACTACGTGCCCCACAGCATCGAGTCGATGGGGCAGGAGTGGCACAAGGCCTTGGAGCATATTGACGCCGAGCGGCTGACGCGCGCGGTGGACAACCTCATGGCCAAGAAGACCGACCGCTGGTGGCCGACGCTGGCCGAGCTGCTCGCGGAAGTCACGGCCCTCAAAGCGCCGGACCAGGTGGTCTCGCGCAAGTGCCCGACCTGCGCGGGGTCGACGTGGATCGACGCCGTGCCATTCCGCGGCTACGGGCTTGGCGAGACCGTCTACGAAGGCGTCAGGCGCTGCCCAGACTGCCGAGTGCCGCCGCCTGATACTAGCCACCTCGCGAAGTCGCAGATGCCAATCAGCGCCGCCGAGCAGCGCGCACGGGCGAAGCTCATGCCCACGGCGGTGACCATGACCGAAGCGGAGTTTCTGGCGCGCCTGCAGGCGATGGGACAGCACAGCTTGGCGGCACGTATCGCAGGTCCGGAGGCATCATGCCAGTGAAGAAAATCTGTATCACCTGCAAGAAGGCCTTCGACGCGCCACGCGCCGTGCAGAAGGCCTGCTCGCGCAAGTGCCGGAAGCGCACGATTGGCCCGGAAGAGAAAGCCAGGCTACGCGCGTGGGCCGAAGCCGCCGGCAAACGCGGGGCACTGGCCACGAAGCGCAAGCACTTTGAGCGTGTCCGGGCGATGATTGGCGAGATTGACGCGCCCACGGCCTACGCGAAGGCCTACCGGAAGGGCTATCATGCCGGAGCCACTACGGGATACAACCGCGGCTACACCAAAGGCTACGAAGCCGCCCTCAAGGAGCATGGACTATGGACCGAACCGCTCGACTAATCTGCGAAGGCCGCTGCAATCCCGGGCTGGCCGAACTGGACGCCGCACGCCGAGACGCCACGGCCCACCTGCGGATGCCAGATC